CAAACGGTTGGATGAGGGGGGACCTTTCCTGTTTAGCGTCCAGGAACAAGACGTTAAAAGGGCCCCCCTCCGTCTTCACTACTAAAGAGTGCTGGAGTATAACCAGCTATCTGATCGGCGTTGCTTCCGACTGATACGAAGCCCACTTTCCTCGGATTGCTCCTTGGAACTTGCTGCTTGACTCATGTAATGTCGACACCTTCCGCAAGTCGATCGGACCTAGTCTTTAGTGACCAAGGCTGATTTAGACAAACGGTTGGATGAGGGGGGACCTTTCCTGTTTAGCGTCCAGGAACAAGACGTTATAGCCATACCGAAGATGACTTCGGTCTTTCGGTCTAATCAACCGAAACCCATGGTAACTAAAACTGACACCACAAACCGATACAGTAAGTATGTTTATACTATTGTACAGGCTGCGTGGAATAGCCCACAATCAGTGAGCCAGACGCTTGGCACTAGTTCATCGGTCTTTACGGATCGACGGACTGGGTCAGCGTTGCCGAAATGGCGTTCCGTCATCAAAAGTGGCGGTAATGCAACTACGGCTATGTCAGGGGAACGTTTCCGTGTACTTGCTCAAGTACCAATTGTAGGGAGTGTTGGAATATACACTTTCCCTCAGGGTGCTCCAGAGCAGTGGTCCTCTATCAACGAGAATGTGAACGGGTGGTTTCCTGAATTTATCCAGGAGCCCTCACACATTGCGGGGACAGATGCGGCCAAGGCGGATTCTGCAGCCATTATCTCAGCGTTAAAAGGCGTCCAACAACAACGCACTCAATTCCAGGGGCTGGTAGCCCTCGGAGAGCTGAGAGAAACCCTTCATATGCTCCATCACCCTTTTGCAGGGGCGAGAAAGCTAATCGACAGCTATTTTCAACGCTTACGGGCCTCTAAAGCCTACAAAAGCGCTAGTCGTCGAAAGGGTAGTAACGGTACTTCCGTGAAAGCTCATGTAAATGAGTTCCTAACGGAGGCATCCAACACATGGTTGGAGGTTGCATTCGGTCTGAAACCCTTGATCAGCGATGTCAAGGCAGCAGCCGAAGCCGTAGCTCGTTACCAGAATGACTCCCGTCGTTCTGTAGTGGTGGGTTATGGTGAGGACGTGGCAGCCAGCGTTAGCACGAACCGCTATCCGATCGCCAATCACTTGTGGGTTTATACAACCACTCGTGACATAACGACTCAGATGGTCCGGTACAAAGTTACGATGGACTATTCACGTTCGGCAGCTTTTGGTTCAAATGAACGTTTGCTAGAGTTGAACGGCCTTACGGTCGAACAATTCGTGCCGACAATCTATGAGCTAGTACCTTGGTCCTTTCTTTTGGACTATTTCTCCAATGTTGGAGAGGTTATCTCGGCCGGTTGCACGAGTCAGGCAGAAGTCAAGTTTGTTGTCCGAACTGAGCGTCTAGCGACGACCAGGGAGGTAAACATCAAATCTGGCCTAAGCCCCTTCGCTGCACCGGGTTTTTGGGAGAACTGTACGCAAGCTGGCCAATCTATTAGTAGTCGCGCAAATGTCGCTCGGAGTTCTACTGCAAAGCTAGATCTGCCCAATGTCTACTTTTCCCTACCGGGAAGAGCAAGTCAATGGGAGAACATGGCTGCGCTTTGGAAATCCAATGAGCGATCCCTCCTTTCTCGCTTTCGCGGGTAAGTAAACCATAGATCAGGAGTCTTAATGACTTTCTCACTCTCGACCCCGGTAACAGGGGCAGCTCAGACAGGCTTGACCTCGCCTACGTATACGGTCGCTTTGGACACTAGTCCGGATGCGAACGCTAAGCAGTACGCGGTCACTGCCCTGGGTGGTACGCAGACCGGTGTTACCGCGTCTAGCGTCTCGTCTCCCTTCACTTCGGCGATGTTCCGTCCAAAGGTCTATCAAGGTCTGGGGAAACCCAACCCGACGACCGGACTCATCTCACGCGTTCCTCGGAACGTGTACAAGGTGAACACTCGCAAAGGTGTGACGCCCCTCGCAGGGCAGCCGATCCAAAATATGGTCATCACGACCACTATTGAGGTTCCGGCGGGAGCGGACTTGGCCGACCCGGCCAATGTCCGTGCCGCGTTGTCAATGCACTTCGGTGTAATGGCACAGGCAACGTCTGGGATTGGCGATACGACTGTCCAGGGGGTCCTGTAAAGGGCCTTCCGGAACAACCTGCCCGTAAAGAGCAGGATCCACCAAAAGTGGAATGGCAAGACACGATTCCCATCGTGCGGAGCCTTCAGTTGGATCGTTCAGCAACCCAGTTAAGGCTTCTTGAGAGAAGCCTTGCTACCTATAGGGCACTCCTATGCGTGATTACGCGATGGTTAAACAAGCCTTATTAAAAGACCTGTCTCGTTGGCTACCAGCGACCTACGATGAGGCCTCCTTTAGTACCGCGCAAGCGGATGCTGAGGGCTGGTCGAGTCAGCAAGTTGCTGCTGCTTTGCAAATCTCGGCGCTCTATAAGAAATTGGCGCCGGATGGACAGACAGAAGAGGCGATTCAGGCAACTTTGAAGAAATTCGGAGCCCTGAATGCGTCCCTCTCCTTTGTCCCGCCGAATAACGGCGATAGCGAGTCGATGGCTTACATGCTCAGTCTCTTTCGAGATGAAGTATGGAAAGTCACCGATTTCGAGATTGACGGCTGTAATTTTGACCTTGAATATATCCGGGGTCACTTTGCAGCGGGTCCTGGTGCAAGCCGGCTGGCTACGTCGAGAAACTTCTATACGAAGCTTTTTGACAGTGACCATAGCTTCACCGAACCTTACGTCTTAGCCCTATTTAGGGCCGCTGTGGCTCAGTCTGACACGTGGGTCCACGCTTTAAAGCTGTGGGCCAAGTCGTTTAGACCTGTCACGGTCAGGGGTAACACCCTGTTTACGGTAGCTAAAAACAAAGAGATATCGCGAACTTGCTGTACCGAACCTCTGCTCAACATGTTGATGCAGAAGGCACTCGGAACGTGGCTCGAAGAACGCATGGCGATGAAGCTGGGAATCAACCTAGCAAAACAGCCAGACGTTAATCGGGCCCTCACTCGTGATGGCAGTGTGACAGGGGCCTATGGCACCCTTGATCTAAGCTCAGCGAGTGATAGCATCTCAGTGAGTCTGTGTGAGTGGGCACTTCCTCCAATGTGTTATAAATGGTTGAAGCTGTTCCGTTCACAGATCGTCCGTTACCCAGACGGGCGTGAAGAGGAACTGAGGATGATCAGTACAATGGGGAATGGGTTTACCTTTCCCTTGGAAACGATCATCTTCGCGTGTGCGGTTAGAGCTGTTTACATTAGTAAGGGTGTCAACCCGAACTTCTGGAGCGGGCCCAACCTTAATGCAGCAGTTTTTGGGGATGACTTGATAGTCCGAAAGGACTGTTTTGACTCCTTGAAGTTGTTGCTTGAGCGTCTAGGGTTCGCCGTAAACGTAAGCAAGTCGTTTAACTACGGCTCTTTCCGTGAGTCTTGTGGCTATGACTACTGGCAGGGCAAGAATATCCGCCCTGTCTATGTAGAAAGCCTCGAGGCTCCTCAAGACGTATACTCGTCCTTTAATCGCTTGGCAAGATGGAGCGCCGAAAACGAGCTACCTATAGGTCGCACGTTGTACTTGATCAGCAAGATGGCCCGGTTTTTACCGGTACCGTTTAGCGAATCAGACGACTGTGGCTTTAAGGTGCCCGCTAGTAAAGCGCCCACTCGGCTAAATGAGCAGTATTGGACCGTCTATCGAAAGATGGAACCGGTTTCAACTGCCCAGAAAGTGCCAAAGGGACCTGAAGAGGCAAGACTTTTCGGTTACCGCGGGTATAACCCGTGGGGCTGGGAGGTCACCTATTTAGGTGGGTATGCGCACAACCCTGTTAAGACCTTTTTAACCTCCATTCCGTTGACAACGGAGGTGGTGGAGGAGCACGATCTCATAAATCGTCGCCCTTTCCAAGGTGAGGTCCTTAACAGGAAGCGTCGAACCAGAGCTATCCCCTATTGGGACTGGCTTGGCGCGATTGACCGGAGGC